ATTATAGAACTTTCGATCAAGCTAAAGAATTAGCTGATGAAGTTGGTATGGTTTTAAATGACACTATTTTAGAAACGGGGTCATCAATGGCTTTATCTATTTATAATCCTAAAGCATTGGCTAGTTTGTTAGCTGATAATGATGAGGAAGATAATAAAGCTGATATTATAGCACAGTTTAAATCAGGTAAATTAAATCAAGCTATAAATTAATACTTGACTATGGGGCTATTCTATTATAGGATAGTCCCATAACTATAAAGGAGTAGAAAGAATGAAACTAGAAAACAATGACACTTTCGCAATCACTTGGAAAGCAGAAAAGTATGACCAACAAAGAATATTCAGAAAAGGTTTGTGGGACGATAAATGCAAACAATGGATATCTAAGCAAGGACATAAGTTATTAACTTACTTTGACCTTGACGCACAGAATTATAGAACAGCTAAAAACTATTCTATAATTATTGATGTAGAGAATGAAAGAACAAGTTAATTAAATTAAGGGTGCGACAATATGTCGCACCCACAAACAAAGGAGTAAAAATGAGCGATACACACAGTTGGTGCCACGGACCATACTGCCACCAAAAAAGAACACAAGACAGAATAAGAGGTGTAAAAGGAAACAAAGTATTAAGAACAAGACGAGTGCGTTGGTATCAAAGTGATTATGAAAGTATGTGGAATTATTTTTGTGGTCAACGATGTATGACAGATTATATCAATGAACATTTACAAGCTTTCATTAGAATAGCACCTAGACCGGAGCCGTTGGAAACTCCGGTTGATGTTATAGAAAGAAAGGTTCAAGGAACTAGTTATAATTGGCAGACTAGAGAAAGCGAGCCGCATACTTATACAGAAAAAACAATAGTTGAAAGAACTTAGGTGCGACAATTTGTCCAATGGTTCTGGGTTCTGGAATCTGGTATCATAGGACCATAAACAACAAAGGAGAAAGAATGACAAAAGAAATAAGACAAAGCATAGAATACAACGGCAAGCTTTATAGATTGCCATTTAATATTCCATCTGGTTTTTTAAATACAAACCAAGTAATTGCTGAGAACCATTTCTCAGGCGAACCGATCGAGGTGCCGCAGTTTGTTAAAGCAGTTAGAGATGGCATATTATACTATGAATATAATGCTAGTATCACAGACAGAAACTATGGTGAGGGTAGTTCTCCAATGTGGGACAAAGTAAGAAAGGGACTAAATTGGTTTAGACAATACTTTGCTAAAGAATATATGGTGTTGTTAGATTAATACAGTCAAGCAAATTAACTAGGGTGCGACAATATGTCGCACCCCGGTAACCGAACACATAACTCCTATGTGGTTTGAGGAATGGACCTGCGACAAAATGTCGCAGGCCATAGAGGTACCAACGCAATCCTAAATTTGCAATTTTCTCAATAATCAATTATACATAAATAAAAAAGGGGTCCCGTACGTTACGGATTTAGACAAAGATTGAGATACTTAAAGCCGTAAAATACTTATTGGATTCAAAACATATCTGAAAAAATTTTTTAGAAAATTTTTTCGAATGCACTTTTATGGATATTAATAAATTAAAAAAATTTGAGAAGCTACCACCTGATGTAAAAAGAGAATTAGCTTTGGTGATGGCTAAATGGAAAGAAAAGAAAAAAGAGTCTCAGATCAGAAATGATTTTATGGCTTTTGTAAAACATGTGTGGCCAGATTTTGTAGAAGGTAAACATCATAAAGATGTTGCAAAAAAATTTAATGATATTGCAAATGGAAAAATAAAACGTGTTATTATTAATATGGCACCTAGGCATACTAAGTCTGAGTTTGCATCTTATCTATTACCAGCATGGATGGTAGGTAGAAATCCAAAATTAAAAATTATTCAATCAACTAACACAACTGAATTATCTGTAAGGTTTGGACGTAAAGCAAAACAACTTATGGATTCACCAGAGTACAAAGAAGTATTTCAAACAAGATTAAAAGAAGATTCACAAGCTGCTGGTAAATGGGAGACTCAACAAGGTGGAGAATATTATGCTGCCGGTGTTGGATCTGCAATTACTGGAAGGGGTGCCGATCTATTAATCATTGACGATCCACATACTGAACAAGATGCAATGAATGCTCAAGCTCTTGAGAGAACTTATGAATGGTATACATCTGGTCCACGTCAACGTCTTCAACCAGGTGGAACAATTGTAATTGTAATGACAAGATGGAATGAAAAAGATTTAACAGGAAGATTAATCAAAGCACAAAAAGAACCTAAAGCAGATCAGTGGGAAGTTATAGAATTTCCTGCAATCATGCCTTCAGGAAAACCCCTGTGGCCGGAATATTGGAACATAAAAGATTTAGAAGCAGTTAAGGCTTCTATTCCATTATCAAAATGGAATGCACAATATATGCAAAACCCAACCGGTGAAGAAGGTGCATTAATCAAAAGAGAATGGTGGCAAAACTGGGATGGAGATATTCCACCACTTCAACACGTCATACAATCTTACGATACAGCGTTTATGAAAAAACAAACAGCCGATTATTCTGCTATTACAACATGGGGAGTATTTACACCTGATGAAGATTCAGGACCTTGCTTAATGCTCCTGGATGCATTGAAGGGAAGATATGAGTTTCCTGAACTAAGAAGAATTGCATTAGAACAATACGGCTACTGGAATCCGGAAACAGTAATCATTGAATCTAAAGCTTCAGGATTACCTTTAACTTATGAATTAAGAAAAATGGGAATACCAGTTTTAAACTTTACACCGAGCAAAGGAAATGATAAACATACAAGAGTTAACAGTGTTTCTCCTCTGTTTGAATCAGGGAGAATATGGGCGCCCACCGATATGGAATTTGCACAAGAAGTTATTGAAGAGTGTGCAGCATTTCCATATGGAGATCATGATGACTTAGTCGATTCTATGACTCAAGCAGTTATGCGATTTAGACAAGGCGGATTGATTAATCACCCAGAAGATTACAAAGATGAGCCTTTACAACAAAAGCAAAAGGTGTATTATTAGATTATGTACGACAATTATTTAAAAATGATGATGGGTGGTTTGACAAGAACCAAACTAGCTCTAGGTACCGGAGACCAGGTTCAGGATTCAGGCATCAAGAGTCTTGAAAAAAAGATGGCATCACAACCAGATATTGGTGCAACTAGAAATGATGCTGCTATGAATTTATTTGGTAAGCCACTTATAGAATTAACTCCACAAGAATTAGATCAACTAGATGAATTTTTAGAAGAAAAAGCTTCAAAGCCAAAAGCTCCTTCTATTAAAATGGCTAGTGGTTATGATGATCTAGATGAAATGTATAAGCAATATGTTTTTGAAATGGAAGAGATGGGTGTACAACCAATGTCTTTCAGACAATTCTTAGAACAAGCAATCGCTGAATCAAAATTATAGGGGTAATAAAATGCCCAAGGACATCTCGTCTTATTTTCTAGAAAAAGGAGAACCGGTTACAGATTTCAATAGAAATCCAACAGGCGTTAATCAATACACAGCTAATATGAGAACAGCTGAAGAAGTTCAAGCTGCTATTGATTCTGCACCTCCTAAAATTATTAAAGGAAAAGAATTTCCATTAACAGCAAAAGATTTAAGAGGAGAAGGAGAATATTATAAAAATAAAATTGTAACTAGATCAGAACTTAGAAGATTTAAAAATGAATTAGTTATACCTTCAGTTGGTAAAGCAAGTATAGAAGATCCAAGAAAATCAAATATCACAAGATTAAATAAAATAAAAGCTACTCAAGGTAGTAATATATCTTTATTAGGACAAGGACAAAAAGGAGTTCAGTTTAGTCATGTCTATCCATTAATTGAATCTGCACCTCCAGGTACTAAAACAACAGGACCTATTGATGCAAGTATGAATAGATATTTAGAAAATTATAATAGAATAGGTCAATCTATTGCTGAACAACAAGAAGAATTAATTAGAACAAAACCTGAAGGTTATAAAAGACAAATTGAAATATTAAACGGAAAAGCAAAAAAGAATGTTTTAAATGCCATTGAAGAATTAGGACCAGAGTACAAAGGTCAGATTGGATACTTTCAAGTTGATCCTGATAGTGGAGAATTTAAACCTAAAGCAGGTAATTATAAAATGTCTTTTGCTGGTCTTGAAGGTGAAAGTAAAATTTATAAAGATATGTCTGGAACAGAACGTAAGGCATTTGAAAAAGAAATTTCTAAAGCAGCTAAATATGGAAAATATGCAAAACAAATTATAAAACCTGTTTTAAGATTAGCAGCTCCAATTATTCCATTTGCAGGTCCTGCAATTATGGCATCAGGAGCATATGATGTAGCAAAGGCTGCAGAGATGGGATACACATCTCCAGATGAATTAGCTCTTGCTTATAATCTTGGACCAGAAGCAGCAGCTGGAATAGCAAGTTTAAAAAATAAAGTAAGAGGACAACGAGATGAAACAGAAACCTTTATCCCCTAAAAGATTAACTACAACTATTCCACCGCTATCTGGGCCAGTTAGTCAAGGCTTGAATTATAATTATAATACTGTTAAAACAGTTAAAATTACGGAGAAAATAAATGGCAGACAACATAGACAAAGCTCTACCAAACGAGCCTAGAAAAGAATTTGAGATACCTGGTCAAGAAGAGATTCAAGAACAAGTAGTAGAAGAAGTTACAGAACAATCACAAGCACCTGGAGATGTTGAAGTTCAAGAGAACGAAGATGGTTCAGTTGATATTAATTTAGATCCTAAAGCTGCATCACCTGAAGGTGGTGACGAGCATTATGCAAACTTAGCAGAATTTTTACCAGATGAAGTATTAGGAAGATTAGCTTCTGATTTAAATTCTAAATACATGGATTACTCATCTTCTAGAAAAGATTGGGAAAGAACTTATACAACAGGTTTAGATTTATTAGGTTTCAAATACGATAACAGAACAGAACCATTCTCTGGTGCATCAGGTGCAACGCATCCTGTACTTGCAGAAGCGGTTACACAATTTCAAGCTTTAGCTTATAAAGAATTATTACCAGCCGATGGACCTGTAAGAACTCAAGTATTAGGAATACCAAGTCCAGAAAAAACTCAACAAGCAAGTAGAGTTAAAGATTTTATGAATTATCAAATAATGGACCAAATGAAAGAATATGAACCTGAATTTGATCAAATGTTGTTCAATCTGCCACTAGCAGGTTCTGCTTTCAAAAAAGTCTATTACGATGATATGGAACAAAGAGCGGTAAGCAAATTTGTTCCTGCTGATGATTTAATCGTTCCGTATACAGCTACCTCATTAGATGATGCGGAAGCGATTATTCATCGTGTAAAAATGTCAGAGAACGATTTAAGAAAACAACAAGTATCTGGTTTCTATAGAGATGTAGATTTAGGAAAACCTACAGAGAGAGAAACAGATGTTGAGAAAAAAGAAAGAGAACTTGAAGGAATAACTAAATCTGGAAAAGATGAAGATGTATTTACTTTATTAGAATGTCATGTTGATTTAGACTTAGAAGGTTTTGAAGATGTTAATCCTCAAGATGGTGAGCCGTCAGGAATTAAAATTCCATACATTGTAACTTTAGAAGAAGGATCAAGAGAAATACTTTCTATCAGAAGAAATTATGAAGTAGGTGATCCAAAGAAAAAGAAAATACAATACTTTGTACATTTCAAATTTTTACCAGGTTTAGGTTTTTATGGATTTGGTTTAATCCATATGATCGGAGGATTATCTAGAACTGCAACAACTGCATTAAGACAATTATTAGATGCAGGAACATTATCTAATTTACCTGCTGGAT